ATATGTTGATAATTTCCAAGTTGCCATGTTTACTCCTTAGATAAACAACCCATAGTCTTGATTCCCATAAGCCAACCCAGTTCCAAAACCAGATTGACCCAATGTGGTTTGAGCAAATTGTGCTTGCAATGGATTACCCATGCCACCGCTCATCCAGTTACCCAAGCCAGCTTGGAATTGCGGATTGCTTGCGGCACTAGACAAAAAAGTACCCAAAGGACTCTGGCCCTGAGAGGCTTGCAAAGTCTTAGCCGCACCAAGACCACCATACAGGATATCGGTATCAGAGAAGCTTGCGGCAGCATCGGTTTGCACCCAAATGTCCCCGACCGCATTTGCTGTTGGGGTAGTGCTTTGGAAGAACACAGCTGATCCGCCTCCCCCACCGCCGCCACCGCCGGTTGCGCCAAGGTCAACCCAGGATGAGCCGTTATAGGCATAAACCTTATTGTCAGTGGTGTTGTAGTACAGATCGCCGGATACGGCGGACAGCGGGGCGTTAGCGTATTTCGGTAGTCTGAGTCGGCTTAAGATTTTTGGCACGGGTTACCTCCTTGCGGGAGTTTACCCGATTACTACGACTCGGTACTGATTGTTCGTTGGCGCCGAGGCAAACGTCAGGTCAATCGTATCTACCGTGCCGTGGGCAATGTCCGGATAAACCTTTTCATATGGGCTTGCGTTTTCGTACACTTCCACGGTAACATCTTTTGTGCTCATGCCGTGAGTAATGGTAATCGTTGATGCAGAGCCATCACCGATGCTTGTTGAATACTTTGTCGTGAAGCCGAGGGAGGTCTTGGCTGCGGCTGCGGTTGCCCCGCCAGTACCGCCATTTGCAATCGCAAGCGTGCCGGTGACCGCGGATGCGGATGAAATGTCAATTGCGCCAAATGCTGGGTTCCCGCCACCACCTGGAACCCGAAGAACCTGATTCGCAGTACCGGCAAGCGTGACCTGAACGCCAGAAGTTCCATTTCCAACAAGGACTCCGCCAGCGGTAAGGGTTGTATTCCCAGTACCGCCATTGGCGACTGGGAGTGTGCCAGAGACTTCGGTTGCAAGATCAACCGTTGTTGAGGTTGTTAGGGCATTTGTTCCGCCTGTTGACTTAACAAAACCAGCGGTGAATGTTGACGCCCCAGTGCCGCCGCGCGCAACACCAAGCGTTCCGCTTGTGAGCTTATCTGTGCTGTGGTTCGGAATATCGTCAGCAACAAGGGCTCGGAACGACGGGGCCGCTGCGCCACCAGTGGTTGGACCAGCAAATACAACGTTTGCCGTCGTTGTGGAGGCACCAGTACCGCCATTTGCAATTGCCAGTGTTCCGGTGACTGTTGCGGTATTAAGTTCAACAGATCCATCTGCCATCTTGGCTGATGTAATTCCGTTGTCCTTAATTCGCAGAATGTCAGTATTGATTTCAAGCGTTGTGTTATCAACATTGACGCTAAATACGTTGCCGGTGAGCGTGAGTCCGTCTCCGCCCTGGAATGTTCCAGCGCCTGAGAATTGCGTGAAGTAAATTGCATCTGTTCCTGGGGTGATCGTTCCGTTGCTTGTGCATACCCAACCAGTATCAGCCTGGCTGGTACCCATCTCAACAAAGAGGAATGTTCCAGGTTCAATTTCGTTAACGCCATCTGAATCTGTTGATCGGGTCCACGCGCCAGATGCGGCATCGTACACACCGTTTTCAATTGGATCTGTTTGATCCTTGACAAGGACTCGCTCGCCGGCCTGAAGCGTATGCCCGTCAATTGTGAGAAGTCCGCTGAGGGACGGAAGGTTTGCAGTTGTTGCTACGTGTACGCTGTCATGAACATCAAGACCAGTAACAACGCTATCAACGTATGCCTTTGTGGCGGCGTGGTTTGCCTGAGTGATTGAACCGCTGAGCGTGACATTTCGCGCTTCAATGTCTCGAGCGTCAAAGTCCCCATCAGCATCTCGCTTGACAATTGTATTTACTGTATTTGAAGATGTTGCACCATCAACAAGCGAGAAGTGGGCTGCCGACATTGAGCCAGGGGATGCGGCAGATGCAGCGCTAATGCTGATTGTCGCAACACCGTTGGCAACGCTAACGCTGATTGGCGAAGTTCCGGAAAGGCTATCAATGTTTCCAACGGCCTCCCAGGTGGTGCCGTTGTAGACCATGAGCCCAACTGGGCCATCATTGATATCTGAGTTGTAGTAAATCTGACCAACGATTGGCGATGCTGGCGGGGTCGCAAGCACCTGAACGACTGCATTGCGCAGCTCGTTTTTCTGTAGGTCTAGGAAACTACTGAGTTGTAGACTCGTCAGTACCTTCACGGTCTCTCCTTAGTTTAAATAGGCGTAGCCAGCAAAGGCCGCCGCAAACGTTACAGTAACCTGATTTTCACTGTTATACAAGATGTCCCCAATCTGTACTTGGCCAGCGCTATCTACAATGGTGACCGATGGCTGGCAGCCCAAATTATGGATAATTACCCAGGTGTTAGAGGGGGCATTTTGGCTGTGGGTGAACGTGCCGTGCGGCGAGGATACGGACCCAGTCGTTACCAACAGGTTTGCCGCGGCCTCGGTAACCGTTACATTGCGGTTTACCTGCGTAACCGTTACCTGGCTCAACGGGTTACCTCCTGCTCAATAGTAAACTTACCGCTCAACAATTTGGTTACCACAGCGCTTGGGCTTTGAATCTCAAGATCGTAAACATAGGACCCTGCCCGCACTGCTGAAAGGGTCGTTGCTGGGATGGAGATGGTAACCGTTCCAGCGACACCGCCCATCGTTATCCCACTTGATGTGGCAAGCGAAAGAGCTGGCACTGCGGCCCCGGCATAGGTGCGAACCTGCATTCTTGCCGTATATCCCGTTAGATTGACTAGGTTGCCGTTATCGTCCTCATAGGTAACAACGGAGCCATAGTTTGACCCCTGTTCGGTTGCAATGTCATAGGTGGAAAGTGCCATGTCGGGATTATAGCCCGACTGAGATGACTACTCTATGGACTTCTTTTCTACGGAGCTCTTGAGCGGTAGTGGGCTTATTGGGCGCAGGGGGCACGATATATCCCAGCATCTGGCAGTGATATCATCCACCCTCTTACCTACGCAAGAATAGCAAAACTTTGCCACGAGCTTACGATGCTGGTAGAGGGCGCCCAAATCTTCAGTTGAGAGCACGCTGTTGATAGCATGTATCCGTGCCCAGGCAATGTCATCTTCTGTTGGGATAACCCCGCCATAGAAACGCTCCTTTGCCCAGTATGGCTTCCTGCTTCTTGCCTTACCAGCAACAATAAACACTGCATTTAAACTGATCCCAGCTTGACTCGCCCAAGCCATGCAGGCTTCTTGAAAACGCCTGGTTTCTGGTCGTTCATATTTTCGTGGCCATTTAGATCTTGGCATGGGCAAATTGTAAGCGATGCGCAAATTTCTTGCAACTTTCTGTCAAGAGCAGATTATGTGTTATACTTGTTACATGGCACAAATTGGAAGGCGGACCAAGGAGAAGCAGCTTGAGCTTGAGGCCCAGGTTGCAACGCTGCTTGCGCGTGGTTTTAGCACTGGAGAAATAGCGACTGCTGTTGATCTTAAGCCATCAACAATCCAGCGATATGAGCGCGCAGCGCGCAAACGCTGGAGTGAGCGCCTTTTGGGCAGGATTGAGTCCAAGGCTGAATTGCTTGCTCGATCAAATGAAGTTGCCAAGGCTGCGGCACAGGGCCACAGTAAGGCAAAAGGAAACTCAACCAATGCACAGGTTGCGTTCCTTAGGCTGCAGCTTGAGGTCATAGACCGAATTGCAAAGCTTACTGGTGCATACGAGGCTGAAAAGGTTGAGGTAACCGGCCAAAATGGCGGGGCGATTCAAATGCAGATGGTTGATCATGCGATTGATAGCCTCAACGCAGATGAGCTTGCAAGGCGGCTACGAAATTGGGCAGACGCATTAGAGGAGGCAAGTGATGGACAGCAAGCAGTATCGGCTGTGGCTGAGGCAGCAAGCGAAAACGTCTGACGCCGCATTTGCGGAATACGTCAGCAACCTTGTTTTTCCAAAGCATCTCAGGGAGATGGAGCGTTTTCTTGATCAAAATGAACGCGCCCTTGTGCTCATGCCTCGTGGTCATGCAAAAACGACGCAACTTATTCATCGCGTTGCACGACTCATTGGAGTAAATCAAGGCAAAATTCGCGTTGGAATTCTTACCTCCGTGCTTTCTGATGCCCTTGCGCGATCCCGGGCCATCAAGGCTATCATTGAGTCTCCGCACTTTGCCGAAATATTTGAGTGGGCACAAAATGGCGTTGTAGGACCAAAGTGGACAGATGAGGTTTGGACCATCAAGGGTGCGAACATGGGCAAGGATGCCACGTGCTTTGCTGATGGTCTTGGATCAATAAAGCCAGGCGCTCGTTTGGATATCCTGATCGGTGACGACATGGTTGGCATGAAGGAGAATGCGACTGCAGTACAACGACAAAAGGCTGGAGACACCTACTGGCAGGTTGTTGACCCAATGCTCGTTCCAGGAGCCAAGCGTTGGTATATCGGAACTAGGTGGCACGAGGATGATTTTTATAACGACCTCCGTGAAAAGGGGACCCCAGTCATGCTGCGAAGGGCAGTTGAGGGTGATCAGCCTCTGTGGCCAGAAATGTACACAGTGGCAGATATGGAAAAGAAGCGAGAAGAGCTTGGAACACCAATCTTCATGCTGCAGTTCCAGAATGATGTCACGTCCATGGGTGGAAACATTTTTAGATACGACCGCTTTAAGCAGGTTGAATCAGTGCCGGCTGGTGCAAGAAGGGTTGGAATTGACCTTGCATCATCTGCCTCTGAACGAAGCGACTACACATCGTGTGTTGAGGTTGTTGAGGATGCCGATCACAATCTATATGTCATTGGCGCATGGAAGGCACGGCTTGCCGAGGGTCACAGGGATTGGATTACTGGTGTTACTCGAGATGGAGATCTTGTTGCAGAGAATGGCCCAAGGCTTCTATGGCCGCAGTATCTTGTTCCCCATTCAGCGGAAATGACCGATAGCCCAAGACCGCTTGAGTCTGTGAACATTGAGGCGGTTCAACATCAGAGCACATTTGTTCGTGAGATTCTTGGAACCACCAATTTGCCCGCTCGTCCAGTAAGGCCAGACAAAGATAAGGTCACACGGGCTAGGGCACTTGCGGCGCGGTACGAGGCCGGAAAGGTCTATCACCTTAGGGGTGCGCCTGGGATCAGGGAACTTGAAACAGAGATGGCTGCGTTCCCGAACGGGGAACACGATGACCTTGTTGATGCTCTTGTCTATGCTGCCGACCTAAGCGGCAGCAGCTTCTACTTC